CGATAGACCTCACCCAATCGAACCAAGACCTTAGTGGGTACATCGACATAGGCTACGAGGATGAAGATTAATCTTTACAACCCCTCGGCTCCCCAGAGGGACTTCCTTGACCTAATCCACAAGGACAAGCCTTTCATCTCTCTTGTTGTTGCTGGAAGGCAAACTGGCAAGACTTTTATGATGATGAACGATGCTGTTATGCGTGGGCTCAATAATCCTCGACAGCGTATGTTCTGGGTCAGCCCTATTCAGGACCAAGCGAACAAGGTGATGAAGGACATCGAGGCTGCGTTTATAAACCACCAAGATTTGTTTATGCAGATTGTAAAGCGCTTCGACAGGAAGAACAATGAGATGTTTTTCCATAACGGCAGCTTTATCAAGTTCCGCTCTGCTGACTCAGGTGACAACCTTCGTGGTGCTACTCTTGACTTCATATATATTGATGAGGCTGCTTTCATAAGCGAGGACTTCATAAACGAGGTTCTGCTGCCTATGGTTACCCGAACAAGTGGTAGGGTTGTTATGTGCTCGACCTTCAATGGCAAAAACTGGTATTGGGACAAATATGTTCAGGGAATGGAGAAATCCAACTGGGAGCAGATAAAGTCCATCAAGAGGACATACCTAGACCTAAACGATGAGGGTGTCGACAAGACGGTGCTTGGTATCAAGCAGAGTATGACAAAGGCTCAGTTCGACCAAGAGTTTCTGTGCAAGCCAGTGAGTGGGGACGCTCTGTTCCATAACATCGAGGATGCGGTACGGCAGGCTGCGCCAAACACAACCGAACGAGTATATATGGGGATGGACATTGGTGTTGCCTATGACTACACTGTTCTAACTGCCCTGAATCAGGATTATGACATTATTGACATTGACAGGTTTCAGTATCGAGAACTTGCTATGGACGCTAGTGCCTTCAAGAATCGCATCAAGGACTTCTATCTGAAGCACGATGAGCATTTAATGGCCTGCTACTTTGAGGTCAACAACAACGACTTGCTGTTTGATGAGATTACCGATGATGAGAGGATGTACAAAATGTTGCCCTTTCATACAACAGGACAGACAAAGCCGGAGATTATAAAAAATCTTATAAAGCTGTTTGAGGACAAGAAGATTACCATCCCAGATAACCTTGACCTGATAAAGGAGCTTTACGACTTTAAGAGCAAGAGGAACCCAATTACCGGAAATATGCAGTTCTCGAACTCTATTGGCAAGCACGATGATATGGTGATGTCTTTGGCTATAGGTGCGTGGTGTGCGTACAAAGAGCAAGACGGTGGAGTAACAATGTTCTTATGAAATTCGGACTAAAGCTTAAAATGATGGATGCTGTCCGGGAGGACAGACTCGACAAATTTCTTAGCGATATACCCATCTTGGAAAGGCTGGATGTTATGAACGCTGCTGACGCTGTCGAGGAGGGCAGTTTTAGGGCCATAGACGCATCTTCTATAGCCTCCCGGTATAATGTGTACACTGACGTATTAAATATGTCTCTAACGCAATTTATTTTATTGGAGTACGCAATCAAAGCTGACTTCAACGAATCCCTAATTGCCAAGACGGTCATAAGGCCCAAAGATGAGCCTGAGTTCGACAACACGGACCAAGAGAAAGAGGAGGCACTTATTTCTTCGATATACGAGGAAGACGCTATTGCAGTGTCATACATAATAAAAAGTATGATGAACAGCCGAGAGTATGTTCTGTTCACCAAATTTGAAGGGGTGATATACAACAGGTACGAGCTGGAAGAGGGGGAAGAAGAGGAAGAGCCAGAAGAGCCAGACACCTTTACCGAAAGGTGGTTTTGGTATTCCATTGTTAGGGCACTAGCGAATGAAGACCTACAGAAGTTTCAGTACGTTTACGATATGCGTATGTCGGATGTTCTAGTTGAGCTTGCCTACCGAGTACAGCTTTCAAAACGCATTGAGGCAGAGCGTAGGGCTGAAGAAGCCCGTAGGCGTTAATTTGTAAATTATCAAAAGGTTTAATGACTACTTTGCATAACTTTATCAAGAATCTTCGTGGTTTCTCAGAGGGACATCAGATGATTCGAGTTTTTAAGGTAATCGGGTCTATCGAAGAGGTCGACACTATGAACGTGGATGCCCGGTCTCTTTTTATCTCAGTAGAGTCCACAAATATTTCGCATCGCAACAATACCTCAAAGGTTACGTTTGCCATCTTCGTAGTAGACAAGAGTTTTTCGGATGATGAGGATGCACTGGTTCTTTCTATGCAAGAGAACATATTTGTCATTGGTCAGGTGCAGGATTTTATTCTTAGCATCGATAATGACGTAGACTTCGGTGAAGTAACAATCGCACAAGCGCCAAACACTGAATACAACCTTACTGCCGCGGTCTGCACATTTGAAGTGGACTTCGATAAAAATATTTCTTGCGGAGAAGACTCTCTGAACTCTACCTATGTAGCTGAGTAATGAGCGCAGCTAGACAGGGAGGCCAGCTTAGGGCTATTATGGTAAGAAAGATTCGGCAAGCTGAAATCAGCGAAGCTATGGTTGACATTCTTGCTGGAAATAGTCAATACTATACTGGTAAGCTATCTCAGGCAATACTAAACCGCGACCTGTCTAAAAATCTAAGGCTTTCATATTCTATCAATAAAGATATGAATGTGATTGAAAATGTTGTCGTTACGTTTGTAAACAGACTGTCCGGCCCAAAGTACGCAGAACTAGTAGAAGAAACGCTTGGCGAAAACTCAAGTCAAGAAATAAGTGTAAGTAAAAGGGCTATTGAAAGCTGGATATTCGCAAAGGTAAAAAACGGAACTTGGAAGAACGCTTACGGCACAAACTACAAGAAGGTCAGGAAGTCAAGGCTTGGCGCAACAAAAACATACTTTTACCCACTCTCAGAAAAAAAGGCAAGAGCTAGTTTGGCATTTGTAATAGCTCGCTCTATCAACGAAAACCAAATACTAAAGAACAGAAGTCCGTTCTTAATAAACCCTAGGATTAACCTCCGCGCAGAGTTTGCGATTCTGTCAGGGCTTGAAGAGTTTAACGAAATATGGCTTCAAGACCTGGGATTTGAGTCAATCAACAAAGTAATTAGTATATTCCAATAATATGGCATCTCAAGACAAGTTAGACAAGGAAATTACATCGGTTAATAAGCTAACCGCCAGTATTGGTGCGCTTACCGCTAAGTTTACATCGCTCATTGAAGAGGGAAAGGACTGGAAAGCAATTCAGGGTGAAATTGGTTCAGCCGTTACTAAGTCTCGTGAGGACTTCATCAAACTTGTAAAAAGTGCTGAACTTGTTGCTAAACAATTTGCAGCCGATGGAAAAGCAGCAGAGGGGACATCCGAGAGAATTCAGGACCTTCAAAGGAAAGTAAAATCTCTTGACTCCACATACAGCACCCTTGTAAACAAAACCCTAAAGGAACTTCGTAAAGAGCAGACTGCTTATAAGGAGCAACTACGTCAATTAGCGGAACAAGAGAAGGTCGCCAGTCAGCAAGAAAAGGCGATTATACAACAAAGACGGACCGAGGCCAAACAAGCTCTAAAAGAAATTAAGGAGCGAATTGCTAACGAGAGAGCGGACAAGAAAAAACTTTACGACCAAGAGACTGCTCAGATTAAGGAGTTGCTAAGGCTTCAAAAGAATAGGCTCAGTCAAATATCTCAAGAAGAGGCTAAGGCTAAAACTGACAGAAAAGAAAGAGTCTCCGCTGTAAAAAAGGAGTTTAGTGATATCCTTACTCAGCAAAGAGCAGAGACAAGGTTAGCTAACGAAAAGGCCGCAGCAAACAAAAAGGCAGCAGCGGCAGCGGCAACAGCAGCAGAAAAGCAAAAATTCTTTGGCAAGGCTTTTACGGACTCGTTTAGTCCGCAGGCCATCGGTAAGGCAGTAGCAAGTATCGTAAAATTCATCGGAATATATGAAGTACTTGGAAGAACCGTTGGGCTTGTTTCTGACTTCTTTAAAAACTCCATTAGTCAGTTTATTGCTTTCGATGCAAACATATCAAAGGTTTCTGCTGTCACTGGCTCAAGTGGAAAAGAATTAGAGGCACTGACAAAGGAAATACGTTCTGTGGCTGTAGAAACAAGGTTTACGGCTTCAGAAGTTGCTGAGTTGGCGGTTGAGCTTGGAAAGCTTGGACTTTCCTCTAGGGAAACTGCTGGCCTTATTAATCCAATTGCAATTGCAGCACAGGCAACTGGCGAAAGCCTAACTTCCGTAGGCTCTGCCCTTGTGAAGGTTAGCAATCAGTTTCAACTATCAACAGCTGAAGCATCCACATCATCGGCAATCTTAACACAAGCTGTAAATAAATCAGCACTTACACTTGAAGATTTTGGAGTTGCAATTGGATATGTTGGACCACTTGCGGCACAAAGCGGACTTGATTTTGGCAAGACAGCCGCAATCCTTGGAGTTTTGTCAGACAACGGCTTTAGTGCTTCACGGGCTGGAACGGGACTAAGGGGTATATTGATAAAGTTAAAGAAACCTGGAGAGGATATTACCGAAACACTTAATACCCTTGCCGATTCAAATATCAGCGTAGCAAAGGCTGAAGAGCTTGTTGGAAGAACTTCCGCAGCTCAACTTATAACGATACTTCAAAACATTGATGCAGTAAATGAAAACATTATTGTTCAAGAAGGCTTTGCAGAGCAACTGCGAGCTACTGGAGCCCAGATGTCGAGCTTTAGCGGACAAGTCGATATCTTAAAAAGTGCATACGCGGAACTTCAGCTTTCGGTAGGAAACTTTTTAGTTAGAAGCGAAGTGGTACTTACGCTTATAGGTTCTCTTAGTTCAAAGTCAGAAGAACTCGCGAGAGGATTTGTTCTTGTTAAAAATGAATCAGAGCGACTTGGTGATGCTTTTTCAAAGCGCCTATCTGAGGGTCTAAAAGAAGGGAATACTGAGCTTGAAATATTAAACAAGTTGCTTGCTGACTCAAATGATGAGAACATCAAGGAAGTACTTGCTACTCTTAATTCAGCAAACCCAAAGTCACTAAAGGAATTAAATGATGAGTTAGATAAAATCCAAAGAGGCCCCGATTGGGCAAACAACGCAATATTTGCCATACAAGCGTTCAGCCCAGCCTTGGCTAACGCATCAAGGGGGATATTAGATTTTGTTCGAAACACAGACGAAACAACAAAGAGCGTAAAGGGATTAACATCACAAATAACACTGCTTAGGAATGAACAGACAAAAAATACAGTTCTTGAGTTTGGAGTTCGTTCGGTAAATAAACAATATGGAGAACAAGTTGACCGAATTGCAGAAATAACAAATAAAACAAAACAAAAAGATGACGCAATAAAGCTTTCTCAAAAGTTACAGGCTCGGTCAAATTCTGCCGAAAAAGAGTCAAACAAATTATTGCAATCTTCCGATTCGTTGGAAAGAGCAAAGGGCGTTCAGTTAGCAGGTCGTGCAAAAGGATATAATGTTTTAATAACTAGATTAAGGGAGTACACAAGTGTATTAAAAGAGAGCGAAACTCCCGGAGGAGCCAAAGACCCCACAGACAAGTTTAAAAGCGAGTTCCAGCTAAGGCTTCGTGGTTTTGAAATTGAAAGAAAAGCAGTTGATGACTCTTTAAAAGATTCCGAGAAAGCCTTTAAGTTTAGGATGGACTTAATAGAAAAGGAATATGTTTCAAAAGAGCAAAAGGCAAAGGAAGAAGGAAACCTCTTTGAAGTATTATCTAAAAAGAGAGATGAGCAGCAGTATTTAATTTCAGTATTTAACGAAGAACTTGGTGATTATGCGGAAAAAACTGGTGACCTTACAATTAGGGCAACTTCGTTCTTTGACGAGTATAGTAAAAAGTTTAAGAATAGCGCAGAAAACACTTTACTGCTAACAAACGCCACTGAAAAATTTGTAGATGAGCTAGAAAATCTGGCACAAAAAAACTCTGAGCTTTCTCTTGATAGTCAATTAACAATTGTCAAAGAAGCTAATAACCTATATACTGACGCATCTACTGCAATTGCCGCTTGGACCGATAAGCTAAAACTCTTAAACGAGCAGTACGATGACAGCACCTACGGGCAAATTAATTTAGCCGTAGCTCAAAAAAAATACATTGACCAAGTAAAGGATGAGTTAGACTTATTCACAAAGGACTATGAGGATTTATACACAGCCCTAAGCGCATCTATTGGTGAAGACTTAGCTAAGGAAATACTAAGGCCATTTGCGGATGTTATTGACACCCTTAGTGCTGATTTAAACAATGCCATATTAAATGGTACTCTTTCTGATGAGCAATTAACTGAGTTAAAAAGGAGGCTTGTATTCTTAAAGGGGACCCTAAAGGATGGTATCGGAAAGGATGATATTATTCTAAACATAGACATCACGCCGCAAGAGGTTATTAAGGCTGCTCTTGACACCACACTTGATGCAATTTCTAAATTTAACGATGTTGCCTTTAACAACACTAAGGATAGGCTTAATGCTGAAAAGGATTCTATTAAGAATGCTTCTGATGTAGAAAACGAAATACTAAACGCAAAACTTGAAAATCAGTTAATAACTGAGGCTGAGTACAGAGCGCAGGTTGAGAAAAACAGAAAAAAAGAAGTACAGGCCACAAACAAAATTGAAAAACAGATTTTTGAGGCCGAGCAGAAAAGGGAAAGACAGGGTGCTTTAGTAGATTACATTACAGCGCTAGCATCGATAATTCCAAACTTAATCGTAAGGGAAAAGAAGGGCGACCCTATTACAATATCTTTAATGGCAGCAATAACGGGAGCTCTTGCTACGGTTTCTTATGGAGCTCAAGTTAGGGCAATTAATCAACGTAAGTTTTTCCCAACAAAGTTTGCCGAAGGTGG